CTCTTAAGGAGAGGTATGAAATTAAGCAACTCACTCCTAGTGTAGTACGATGGTGACTAACTTTGTTTTCCGTTTATAGAATCATATCTATACCTGGAAAGTTAAAGTTAGAAACCATTACCGCACCTTACGGAGGGAAGATCGACTCTTTAGAAGAGATATGTACTTGGTTTTTAGCTAATGCTAAGAAACTAGTATCATTATATCTTCCAAAAGGCGATCCTCTTACAAGTAGGGGACTGGAAACTATAGTTAAATCGTCTCCATCAGCGAGTCAATCCTGGGCAGGATTTATCGCTGATGCGAAACAATGAACTGAGCGTACTGAATTCTATCAATTTGCTAATTTTGGGCAATTTCCCTTGTGATACTTGATGTTCAATCTCATCAAGAAACTTGGGAATTGTCCAGCTTGGGTACCATTAGACTTCGTGAAGTTCGGTAGAGATACCGTCTCCCCGTCGTTTCTGGGCCAATTAGCTTTAAAGAAAGAAGCAGCTGGGAAAATCCGTGTATTTGCGATGGTCGACGTATGGACTCAATCTGTATTGAAACCATTGCATAACTGATTATTTGATATCTTTAGGAATTTACCTAATGATAGTACACATAATCAGGATATGGGTTTTGCGAGAGCGCGTAAGAAAGCAGTGTACTATGGGAGAGCATGATGCTATGATCTTTCTGCAGCAACTGACCGGTTACCAATTAAATTACAAATAAGTATTTTAAATTCGTTACTTGGTCACTTGCCGTGTGAAGGTCATGACGTCGGGATCTCCTATGGTCAAGCTTGAGCTAACCTATTAGTACAGCGAGAGTATTCCCTTCCGAGCCAAAAACCTTTGGTTCCGAAGGCACTACTCTTGAAGTACGCAGTAGGTCAGCCGATGGGTGCTTATTCGTCCTGAGCTATGCTTAATTTAACACACCATTTACTGCTTCAATATATAAATCGTTTATTATATAAAGAAGATAAATGGTATGTAAATTATGAGGTATTAGGGGATGATATAGTTATCTTTGACCCAAAGGTCGCCGCCCTTTATGTAAAAATAATGGAGGGTGATCTCGACGTCAAATGTAACGTATCCAAATCCCTAATAGCCCCAGACAGGCCAGTTATTGAGTTTGCAAAACGGACTTCTATCGGAAACGATGAAGTTTCTGCCTTTTCTTGAAGACAGATTCGTTCTTTCGACTCACTATTTGGAAGGGCTTGTGTCGCAGCGGATATAACTTCCCGCCGTGGCATCAAGCATCCTCT